CGATTGATTTAATGGATAGTCATACAGTTGTTGATACTTCAAAGAAAGCAATAGATAACGTAAAAGACTTTGTGAGGGGTTCTAGAGCCTATTTGAACTTTACTGGGGGTAAATATAACATATTAGTCGAATCAACTGGCAGTGCATCTATAACGCTGACAGAGGACAATATTATTGGGGGAATAACAGTACAAAGTAAAAACAAGAACTCAAGATATAACAGAGTTATCGTAAGTTTTATAAATCCAGATAAAAATTATCAATCAGATACAGCACAATTTCCACCAGTAGATGAAACTGGTTTAACAAGTGCAGACCAACACGCAACAATGAAAACTGCTGATGGAGGTTTATTATTAGAGGGTAGGTTTGATTTTTCTATGTTTACAAGCCCATATCAAGCCCAAGAGATGGCAGAAATCATTTTAAGACGTTCTCGGTCTAGTTTAGATATATCCCTTAGAGCAGACGCAACAGCTTTGGATTTGGCTATTGGCGATATAGTTAATATCACTCACGCAACACCAAGTTTTTCTGCAAAACCATTTAGAGTGCAAAATCTAACAATAAATGCAGACCACACAATTAATATACAATGTTCAGAGCATCAAGATAGTTATTATACATTCGGCACTCAGCAAGAAGTGGCAACAATACCAGACACAACTTTACCAAACCCATTAACAGTACAACCACCTGCAAGCGTAACTTTATCAGATGAATTGATAGAATATAATGATGGTACAGTTATTGTGGCTTTAAATGTAACAATTGGTGCAAGCCCAGATAATTTTGTCGATAATTATCAAGTCGAATATAAATTAAGCACATCAGCAAATTATATAATAGCCGATTTGGGTTCTGGGTTAAACCATAGAATATTAAATGTAATTGACCAACAAACCTATGATGTGAGAGTTAAGGCAATTAATACTTTAGGAGTATCATCAACTTATGTATCAGCACAAAGAACAATCGTTGGAGCAATAGCACCACCATCAGATGTTACAGACTTTTCGGCTAATGTAAGTGGACAAGAAGCACATTTATCATGGGAAGCAGTAACAGACTTGGATTTGGCTTATTATAACCTTAGATTTTCAGAAGCAACTGATGGTTCAGCAGATTGGCTTAATTCAGTTTCTTTAGTAGAAAAAATATCAAGACCTGCAACTTCAATATCTGTTCCTGCAAGAAAAGGAACTTACTTAATAAAAGCAGTCGATAAATTAGGAAACTTTAGTTCTAATGCAACAGCCATAATATCAAATGTAACAACACCTTTAAATTTTAATGCAATCGCATCACAAGCAGAACACCCAACATTTGGGGGTACTTTTACAAATACTGTTTTAACAGATGGTGCAATAGAATTAGATTCATCAGAATTATTTGATTCAGCAAGTGGTAATTTTGATGCAGAAACAACAAGGTTTTTTGATAGTGGTGTAGCTAATGCAGATTTTTTAGCTAGTGGAAATTATGAATTTGCTAATGTAATTGATATTGGTGCAAAACATACTGCACGAATTACGGCATCATTAACACAAACTGCTGATAACCCAGATGATTTATTTGATAATAAAAGTGGAAATTTTGACGATGCAAGTTCTAATTTTGATGGAGATACACCTGCAAATTGTAATGCACATTTAGAAATAGCAACCAGTGATGATAATAGCACATATACAGATTTTAGAAACTTTGTCATTGGAGAATATGAAGCAAGATATTTTAAATTTAGAGTTGTATTAATATCAAGAGATAATGCAAGCACACCAGTTGTATCTGAAGTTACAGTAACAATTGATATGCAAGATAGAATATTTAGCGATAATGATGTTTCAAGTTGGGGTAATCAGATACAATATTCTGAAGAATTTGACAATGCTTTTTGGACAAAAACAGGAACTACAATCACTGCAAATCAAATTGCAAATCCAATTAATGGTCAAGTTACAGCAGATTTATTAACAAAAACTGTAGCAAGTACATATCAAAGAGTTTATGTATATGCAACTGGTTCTGTTTTAAATACTAATACTGGAACATATAGTATATCAATTTTTGTTAAAGCTAATCCTGCTTACTCTAATAATGTTTTAAGATTAGTACTCGGTGCAAATGATTTATCATTTTGGGCTCATAGTCATTTAGATAGTTCTACGGGTAATTTTGTGAATTATAATGGCATAGGTAACTCTGGAAGTGGTCAATTATCAAATTATCAACAATTAACGACAGTATCTTATTCTAATGGGTGGTATCGTTTTGGTTATACTGTTGATGTAAATAATACTGACCACGATTTTTATATATGGCTTGAACCAGACATAGGTGGCTCGTCAAATTTAAGTTCAATGTATATTTGGGGCGTCCAACTTCAACAAACAAATGTAATGCCAGAATATGAAAGTTATTCTACTTCAACAAAAGCAATTACATTTAATCAGCCATTTTTAAATACTGATTATGCAGTAGGTATTACTGGACAAACTTTAAATACTGGCGATTATTTTAATGTAACAAGCAAAACTGTAAATGGATATAATGTGCAATTTTTAAATAGTTCAGGCGAGGGAGTAGGAAGAACATTTGATTTTATTGCAAAAGGAATTTAAAAGGAGTATAAATAATTATGGCACAAGCAACTGACTTTACAATAGCGAACCAATCGTTCCCAGCATTTAGAACAGATTTAAACACTGTATTGGGTGCGATTAATACACTTAACTCTGGCTCATCAAGACCTGCAAGTGCAGTTAGTGGCACATTATGGCTAGATACAACGAGTGCATCTGCACCTATTTTAAAATTTTATGATGGTTCAGATGACATTACATTTGCAACTTTTGATACATCAGCAAACACAGTAAACGTATCAGATTCTGCAACAGACATAGTTAATGACACAACCCCTCAGCTTGGTGGTAATCTTGATGTTGTAACGCATAGCATTGTATCAACTTCAAATAGAGATATTAATATTACACCAAATGGAACTGGTAGAATTGTTCTAGGTAATGCAAGTGTTCCTGCAACAGAAACAGCTACAATATCTACTAGTAAAACTTTAGATTTTGACACAAATCAAAACTTTATTCTTACTTTAGGTAGTGGTGCTAATACTTTAGCAAATCCTACAACAGAAGCTTCTAATGTTGGACAAACAGGTGTTATAGAATTTATTCAACCTAGTTCTGGTAGTGCAGGAACAGTTTCTTTGGGTACTGATTATGAAACTGTTGGGGGTAGTGGTCTAACATTATCAAGTGCAAATTCAGCAAAAGACATTGTGCCGTACATGATTATGGCTGATAATTCTATCGCATTAGGAACACCACAGTTGGCTTTCAGCTAATGGTTGCAAATGAAAAATGGTTTGGTGCTAGTGCTGGATTTTATAATGGTGTTGCTACCCAGTCTTTACGACTGAATACACCAGATGACCCAAGATTAACAAGAACACCTAGTTCTGGGGGTAACAGAAAAACTTGGACTTTTTCAATTTGGATTAAAAGGGGAGTAATTACAGTTAATCAAGTTTTATTTGGTGCATATTCTAGTGGTGCAGAAAGTGGTTTTAGTTATTTATCACTTCATGCAGATGACCAGATAGGTTTTGATGCTTATGGAACAAGTTATTTTCATACTAATAGATTATTAAGAGACACGACAGGTTGGACTAATTTAGTATTTGCAGTAGACACAAGTCAAAGCACTTCTGGGGATAGAGTAAAACTTTATGTTAATGGAGTTCAAGATTCATCTTTCGCAAGTGGCTCAATGCCGTCGCTTAAT